TTGTACTTCATCTTCTACTTCTACCATTCTAGATTTTAACTGTGCTAAAAGCATGGTAGCTTTTTCTAAATCAAATAGAAACCCAGTCTTTTCTTGTTGATTCATTATATTAGCTACTTGAGTTTCTAACTCAATACTTTCCTGACTAAAGCCTACTCCTTCTTTAAGTAAAGTGTAATAAACTTTTTCGTTAAGTAATACATCTTGTTCACAATACTCAAGCATCTGTGGTGTATAACTATCGAAGTCATCAGGTTGTTCTTGTTTATGAAAGTTAATTCTGTACCCCCAAGTTTTTAAACTGTGTCCGTTTTCTCTAACGGGTTGAAATAATCTAGACATAACTAAAGTATCAACGACTTTAGCATTTAACTTAACATCCATTATTTTTTCTATAGCAGGAATATCATAGCCAATAATATTATGTCCAATTAAAACATCAGCACTTTGTAAATACTCTACCCCATCAAGTAATTGATTAGGATTAAAAGTACGGCAAGTACCTTCATCTAAATCTTTGGCAACAATGCACCAAATCTTAGTAGGATTTAATCCATCTGCTTCAATATCAAAAACCAATTTCTTCATTGTCAAATGTGTCCTCCGCATGTACTTCAAATAATCTACCAGTTTCAGTATTATACTGTAAGGCACAAGCCAATCCAGTATCTCCAGTGTATCTAGACTTCAATACTCTAACCTTAGTAGTATTAGCTTCTTTAGGGTCAGTAGCTTGTTGATTTCTTTCTAAAGCAATAACACAATCAGAAAGCTGTGCTATGCCTTGTGAACCTTTAAGGTGACTCAATGATACAGTTACACCTTTTTCGTGTCCTCTGTCGCCTGTAGCTCGTCTTAAATGCGATACTAGAATCAAACCAACATTCGTTTCTTCAACTAAACTACGCAGTCTATTCATTAGGTTATCAATACCTCTTCGTTCATCGCCTTCGGTTAAGACATTGACAAGCATATGTAAGTGGTCAACCACGACCCATTTACACTCGCAACCTACAATCATGTATCGTAGTTTCGCAAATATCTCATCAATGTCTGTCGCACCTAAATGTGAATGAATGAATACTCTATTCTTCTGTATTACCTTATCGAACAAAGCATTTAAATCTTCTTCGGAATAACTATCTCGTTTCTCATTGAGATATAGTCTATCGTTTGCTTCAATGGATATTAAACCATCTGCAGTTCTTACCCAATTTTCTTCAAGAGCAATAATACCTACATTATCTTTAGTAGTTTTAATTAGCCAATGCTCAAGCTCTCTAGTGACTGAAGACTTACCCAGTCCAGTTCCACCAGTAAGAGTCACTAACTCACCTCGTCTTAATCCATATAGTTTCTTATTAAGTCCTTCCCAAGGATAAGCAATACTTTCCTTTACTTCTCGATTAAGCCAGTCATCTTTTTTACTAGACAATTCCATAATACCTGATGGTGTATAAGTCTTAGCTTCCCACCAAGCTTTAGTAAAGCCTTGAAATTCTTTTTGTTTGAGCATGTCATTGGCATCTTTGTAGCCATTAGGTAAAGTCATTATCTTTACCTTTCCGGGTTTTAAGATACGAGCAACATTTCTCGAAGCTTCTCTACCTGCCTTGTCATTATCAAAACAAAGCACGACATTATCAAAGCTTTCAACAAACTCTATGCTTTCTCTAATATCTTTTACTGCACCTGCAGCACCTCGTTTAAGAGATACGACTGCCCACTTACCTTGAAAGAGTTCGTCTACTGCCATAGCATCGCACTCGCCTTCAGTAATAGTTAGGTATTTACCTCCAGTATTTCTATATAACTGTTCGCCAAATAATCCAGTACCTTCAAATGTACCTTTAGTCGCAAAGTTTTTATCTGCAACAAATCTTGTTTTAGTTATGGCTACTTCATTGCCATTAAAGTATGGATATATATGTTGCGTTATATCTCCATTTCTATTTTTAATAACACGAACTCCAAACTTTTTAGCTGTCTCTTCAGAGATGCCTCTGTCTGTAAGTTCGCCATAGATTCCAGTATAGGATTCTAAAAATGTATTGGTTGGTTTCTGTGTTGTTTCCACTATTCTGCCCTCACTTGCAGTTTCATAATCGGTAAAAAATGTTGAACAACTAAAGCAATAAGCCGAGTTGTCAGCATTGATTGATACGGGGTCAGAGCCACCGCACTTAGGACAAGGTTGCCTATGCTTTACAAATTTACTCTTATCTTGATTCAATTCTATCTCCAAAATGATAGCTAGACTAGGAACAAATAGAGGTCCTTAAAAACCTAGTCTAGCTAAATTGTTATTAACTGTCTTGTGTTTCAGTATCTGTTGGTACTTCTTCTGTTTCAGATTCCTCTACTTTAACACCAGACTTATCAGCATTAATTACTTCTACAATTCTAGTAGAAAAATAATTAATAGCCCCTTGAGTTTCTTCAAGGTCTAAAGTCTGTGCAGCTTTCTTTTGATTTAGTCTTTGTAGTCTACCAAAGAGTTGCTTACCTTCTTCAGGTAAATCTTCAATATAAACATTGACATCATCAATGGTAATGTAAGGTCTTTCTTGTCCTTCCATTAGAATTCCTCGCCATCAGCTAATAGTTCAGCACCATCAGCGTTCTTATATTCAACAAGGTCTACAACTTGTACAGCTTGTAAGTCAAGTCCTATATAAGGACCAAATTTACCCTCACCACTATACTCATTGTATTGAACTCTAACCTTAGAGCCATTACCAACAGCAACATTTATTTCTTGCTTGTCTTTATCTAAAAGTCTAGGTGCAGGTCTGGTTATTCCATTAGGACCATGAACCTTTCTTTTGATAACTAAAGCAGGACCTTCATCATGCTGTTTTACTTTATGACCCCTTGAAGCAAAGTCATTCGCAATCTTTTCATCAACAATTAAGTCGATAGTATAGACTGGCTCAAACTTTGTGTTTGGAGTCGTTATACTTGCCCATTTTACTGAGCCTTCTAATATAGCCATAGTGTATTACCTCCGTTTAGCTTATTAAAATTCTGTGAGAGTTTTGAGCCAACCACTCTCTGAGTTGTGGATAGTACCAAATCAAGCAACTTAAATGGAGATAGAGAGGGCTTCTTGATTACTCGTTCCTTTAATCTATCCATTGTTAATTCGTTAGTTGTAATTCTAGAGGAAAACATTTTTGCTGTCAAGCATTATCTTCCTTGTCCTCGATATTTAGTTTTTTGTTGCAGTCTTTTATGTTTGTTCATGTGCTTGGTAGATTTTTTAATCTTCCTGCCACGACCTGCCATGCCTTGAGAAGTTGCCTTCTTGACATGTTTAATTAAGACTGTTTCTTTTCTCTGTGCCATCTAATCTGTATAGTTCCTCAATGATTAAGTGTTCGTCTTTGATATTACCTCTAGCTTCTTTGAGAGCCATCAAGTCTCCATCAAAAGTAAATGATTCGTCTGTCTCTTTATTGACGACAGAAATAATGTCTGTCACTCCTGCCATAGAAACAAGATTATCAAACGCTTCTAGCGTAGAGTAAGCAAAAGTTTTTATTTCATCTTCTTGATTGTCTATGACAACCTTACATATATATTCATACATTTAGTACCTCTTTTAGTTTGTTATAAGTTTTAATTTCGGGATATTTTTTTAACTGTTTCAATAGCCATCTATCTGACATAAAAACTAAGGTAATCCCTTTAATACCTTTCATATAATTATCTTCGGGTAATAATCCCTCAACATTATCAACAGTAATTTTGTCTGCTTCCTCTTGGGGTAGCAAACTCTTTAGCCATTCAACTTGAATGGGTCTAATTCTTTTCTTTAATTCTTTAAGTTTTTTCTTGTTCAATTTCTATCACTCCATCATCAAACATATCTTGAAGAAATGTTTTAGCATTGTCTAAGATAACTGCTTTGACATAATCTTTATCCTCTGCCTCAACAGTCACGGTTTTTAATTTACCAATATAAATTACGAACTTCATATTCGTTCCTCTGGATAATAGACTTCCATGTAGATTTTTTCTACTGCATCTTTATATTCTAAATCAGATAGACTAGAAATATTTAATTGTTTTAATCTATTTTTAAATTGATAAAGTTTTGCTTTATGTTCTCTATCTACTTGCCAACTGGCAGGACTCATTTATTTTCTCCTTTATTGTCTGCAATGCTTTCATAACTTTTTAAATTATTAG